GGTTCTACAATAGTGACAGAAGGTAATACTGGATCTGCATCATCAAATGATTCATATACAGCATGTAATCTATAACAGTCTGATACACCTAAAGATATTTCTCTATCTTCAATACGTGTACCATATAAGTTCGAGTAAACTAAATTATAATTTTGTTTATCTAAGTTTTGTATAGTCTTATTGACCTTCATAACAAACATCTGATTCTCAGTCTTTGTTTTTCTGGTTGCTATATTCTTAGATACTGTAGCAGTGACTTTGACAGATGTAATTGAAGTTAAGTTCTCAACCTGTAAAGTAGTTTGTTCGGATGATGTAAAGGTTATATAACCAAGTCCACCAGATGATGTTGTGTTAAGAGGTATCTCAGCACCTACAGGATATGAACCATTTGATCCTGCTAATACAACTATAGTATAGTTTTCATTTGTAATAGAAGCAAACTGTTCATTTTCTGGAAGAGTAATTGATATAGAGTTAGAAGATACTGTCTGAGCATCAAATGTTCTTCTAACAGTCATAGACTCGTCAGCAATCGACTTGATATACTTCTTAGGCATTGGACTAAGAAGATTAGCATTTTCTACTTCAAATAATTTTGCACGGTATCTTAATAATGCAGTATATGTACCTGCACTAGGAGCAGCAGTAGGATCTACTTTAACTGTTTGTCCTGTAGCTGATGTATAATCAAATATAGATGATATACCTGTTGTAGATAAAGAGTTAGGATCTATTTTATCCACATCAACATACTGTGTATTATTAAAATACAATCTATCGCCAGGTCTCAAATCTAAAGCAAAGTTTGATTGTAAACCAGTAATTTTTTCTGCACTACCTGTAGCATCATATGTAAATGTACTACCTTGTACTACTGCAATATCTTCAAGAATAATATCAGCACTAAACTCTACAGCAGATGTATTTTCATCTCTTGCTACAAGTTGTCTTGCATCAGAGAAGTTATAATAATGTATGTTATCAATCGTATCTAAATTCAACCCATCAACAGTTAACATCTCACCTGCTGTAAATGTTCCTTCAACTTGATACAAATCAATATGATTAGCAGAGAATGTTTCTGTCACATATCCTCTTGCACCAGATGTGGCACCAACAACTTGAGAACCTACTGTGACACTAACTGAACTCGCCATGTCCAAGATAGTGAACATTTGAATATCAAATAATACAGTCTTATAAACGTCGTCTGCATCACCAAATGTTGCGTCCATATTTTGAGCATACTCACATGATAATATACGAGCATAACCTATAATATTACCTGCACCTGTACCTGGTGAACTTGTAAATGTATCTCTTATTTGACAAGTTTGATATGCATTAGTAATTGTAGAACCTGTAGCATTTGGAAATCCATATATGTTGTTCACATTTACAAAGTTTCCAACTTCAAAAGGTATATTTACATTCTGTGCAGACTGTGTATCTCTTGGTTTTTCTAAGTCAACATATGTTGGAGATAGAGTAGAAACTCTATATCCTTTTACATATGCAGTACCAGGACCAAACTCAACTGCATACATGTTTTCTGCAGCAGTATTACCATCAGCAGTTGTGGAACCTATGGCATATACACCATTATTAAATGTATCATCTAAGTTCTCTCTTATATTAATATCAAAGTCTCTTACAACATAATCACCAGATTCCTCAAAGGTTCTGGTTGCCATTGTTTTTTCTAATTCACTATATGCACTACGTTCTACTAATTGTTCTACCTTAGAATTATTGATACGTAATAGTTCAATAAAATCTTTATCAGCATCATCTGTTAGAAGTTTTTTAACTAAGTTTGTGGTGATTCTAAATCTATGAGAACCAGGAGCAGCATAGTTAGATGTTCCTGCAGCATTATCGTTGAGGCTAAGGTCATCTTCTGGGGTGATGATAGATTCTTGAATGTCAAGTCCGATACGATAGGAGGGGTTGGTTCCATACTGATCTAATAGAATATATTGATATGGTACATCAACAAAGAAACCTCTGATAAAGTAAACACCATCCTGTACATATGCCACAGAACCTGTTTGTAATGCACCTGTAGGTAATAACTGAGCAAATGGTGACCCAACTTCAATCAAAGTTGTACCAAACGTAATTTCAGTATCAGTAATTAACTGCTCATTGTTAGAAAATGTTTGTTGTGTATTTCCAGTACCACCTGATTCAATATATTTAACGTAGAGTGTAATATATCCTTTTGTAGATTCAGTGTCAGAAATACTATATAATACTTTTGCTTTGACTCCTGATGTCAAACCAGTGATAATTTTATCTGTAAGTTGAGATCTATACAATTCAACGTCAGCACCTAAGAAAGACTCTTGTAATAAGATACAATCAACATTCAGGTCATAACCAACTTGACCTGGTATAACCATTGCACCATCTTTAAATAGATGTGCACCAACATTCTCGACTTGATTCTGCAAGATACTTTGCATCGAGGTAAGTTCTCTTGCCTGTATTGGAAAACCAGGACGGAACAGTACTCGATAAAAGTTCTTCGTTTTATCAAAGTCGTCGTAATACGGTGTTACGTTTAAATTAGTATTTTGTGCCATTAGAACTCGATTACGATTTTAATATCTTCTACTTGGTCGTTTGCACGACTGATGGATCTCCTATTATCTATGTAAACAACGTCACCGCTATTTGATTCGATTTCAGGTTTAGCATATCCATTGTTAAATTTCATACCTAAGTCATACTCTGTATTGTTGATAGTCCTTGCAGATGAGTTAGGAACAGCAGGGAAGTTTACGTCTGGAGCACCAGCCGCACCTGATGTTGCACCACTCACAACGTTTGAACCATCAAATTCATTTTGTGTACCAGTAACTTCTGGGAAGATACCATCAACTGCGTTCTGATAATATTTTAGAACTTTAGTTGTAGCATTCCATGAGATTACTCTTGCTCTTGCAGTCACGTTTGTACCACCAACAACTCTTGTTTGTGTGATAATTTCGTCAGGAACGTAATTACCTTGGAATGTTGGAGAAAAGATAACTGCTTTTGTTGCAGAAACAGTCAAGTCAGAAAGAAGTTCTGCAGTACCATACTTAAGAGGATTGGTGATTAGACCAATTCTTCTGTAGTCGTTATCAACTGGGAAGTCTCCTGCACCCTCATCATATGAGAGTTTAGCGTTGATCATGGTTCTAAAAGCACCAAGTTCAACAACTGAGTCTTTACCATGTCCGCCAGGTGGTGGAATGATAACATCAACTTGTCCACCAGTACCAGTACCGATACCAGTTATGTTGTCAACACTGATTTTACCAAATGTATATCCAGTACCACCAGATGTCACAGTAGCAGATATAATCTTACCACCGTCAATAACGATAGAAACACGACCACCAGTTCCATCACCGTTGATCGCTACGTTATCATAGGTACCATTGTTGTAACCAGACCCAGCTGCGTTAATAACAACAGTATCGACTTCACCTGCGACTGCATTGGTTTGAACAGCAGCGTTGGTGAATACTGGCATGTAGTCGTTCGAGAAAAACTTAAGAACGCTTGCAACTGGAATAGTGTACATGTACTTCCAACGATACCCATCGCCAGTAGTAATGATGCTAGTGCTAGTACCAGTAGGCTCGACAGTGCTAGGCTTACCATTTGGATCGGACGGAGAAGTTCCATTGTAGATACATTTGTAAACTTGATATTGGGAGTTCACGACATAGAAGTCGGAATCATATAATTTAGTAGCACCAGAAGCAGCAGTTTTACTCGGAGAATAATCATGACGATACATGTCATAGGTAAAACCTAATCCACCAGTAGTTTGTTCTGGGGAAACCCAGTCAATTCTACGTACCACCTGCACGGTATCTGAAGCCAGCACTCTTTTGAGAGATACCATGTCATCATAGGAACCAGAAAATTCAGAAAATGAATCCACTGCCTGTGGCGGTGAGTTTTCATTATCCCAACTTTGTGGTCTACCAATGAAAAGATATAACCTATCTCTTGTTGCACCCGCAACTGTATCACTTTCAGTTGCATTAGGACCTTCAAGTGCCTTTATGAACTTTTGTGCTGAAAAAATTCTAAATTGGTCTGTTAATAGAGCTGCCATTTTCTAGTGACTATTTGTCCTCCTGTTTATTTATGCCTATTTCGATCGAACTATTGCAGAATATTCGATACTCTTAATTCTATAAGAGGCACCGCCATTTCCGTTGATGAGTTCTCCACCTAAAACTGCCTGAGCAGATGCACCAGATCCAGTTGTATCACTGGCATTATTAGTGAATGTGACTGTAGGATGTAAGGCATATGTTCCATCTACAGTTTGTGGAATACCATATCCACCATTATTGATAGTAATTGATGCAACTTGGTCTCCTTGAGGAGTCATAACCACAGTACCAGTTGCTTGTATATCACCTGTGTTCTCTATTGCTACAGTCGGAGCAGCAGTATAGTTAGTACCAGGATTAGTTATAACGAAATCAGTAATAGTATTCTTTTGTGAGAACTCATAAAGATAACCTGCAATACCAACATTTATATTATTAGTATTGAACGGTATAACATCCTTAACTTGTAATACACCTGTTGAAGGTATCCAAGAAACAACAGTTGCTTGTACACCAGACACAGAACCACTAACTATCTCATTAGTAGAGAAGTTCTGACCATTACCAGTTGTTTGATCTAATGTTATATTGATCAATGCAGTATGCTCAACACCCTCAGATAATCCACCTGCAGTGGTAATTGTTGCAAACTTAAATGGTATATCTCCATCTTTGATGTTATCACCAACTTGGAATAGAGTGGTATTTTGTCCACCCTGTGTTTCTTCAATACCATAGAGTGAATTGTATATACCACCATCTAATGATATTTGATTAGCGTATGTAGTATTAGCATTACTCAAATCTGGAATACCATCAGGTGCACCAGTTGGTATAATATCTTCAAAAGATCTATCTTGTAATACAGATAAAGGTTCAGTTAATAAATCTATGGTAGAACCTGCAGTTGTAAGAATTACATGTGGTAATACACCTGCAGCAGAACTATCTGCAACACCACCATCAAATTGTACAATAGCATCTTCAGTCGCTGCTCTACCACCATCAATAAATGCTAGTTCATCAACTTCAAATGTGACAAGTAATTCTCTTGTATTTGGATCCCAATCATATACTTTAGCAACTTTATTATTTTGATTTTCAACTCTTCTAATAACTCTATCACCTACAGTAAATTTGTAAAGTGATACACCGTTAGAATCATTTTGACCAGAATCTAATATAACTCTTTGATCATAATTAAAGTTTACACCACGAGTTAAACCAGTAAATTTACCTGCAGATTTAGCAGTATAACTTATTGTCTCTCTATTAAGAATAATAGATCCAGAACCAGGATATGCATCAGTAGAGTCAACATATATGCTTGAATCGGAAGCTGTGACACTCTTAACTAATCCAGTTAAGTAAATTGCAGAAGAGTTAAATGCTTGTCTTGCTCTCGTCTTACGTTTTAATTGTACTAATTTTGTAAAGATAATATTAGGTACAGAAGTATATCCTACGCCTGGTTCAGTAACAGTTATACCTGTAATAGCACCTTGATCAATAGTTGCTACTGCTTTTGCACCGATACCTCCACCACCAGTGATAAGAATATAAGGAGGTTCTTGATAAAATTCACCTGGATTTACAATATTGACATTTGTGACTTTTCCTAAGATGTCTATTTCAGCAGCACCTTGTGCACCCTGTCCACCACCACCTTCAAAGATAAGTGTTGGAGGAGTAGCATAATTTCTACCTGCGTTTAATAGTGATAAACCTGTCACTGTCTGCACTACAGGACTACCCAAAGCACCACTACCTTGACCACCTAAAATTCTTGCTTGTGCAGGACCAAAGTAATTATCACCAAACTTAGTCATTCTAATATAATCAAGTTGTCCTGCATTAGTTGTACTTAAGACAACTTCTGCCTCAGCACCCTCTGGGAAATTAGTTGTTAAAGGAGGAACAGTATCACCTTCAAATAAAGGCACACCATAATATTTGGGACCTATAGCATAAGGATATTTTGGAGCACCTGAAGCATCCTCAGTCATATAATATGCATAAGTTCCGTTTGGATATTCTGGTGTGGTAGAAAATCTACCATTATAATAATCTAAAGTTCCTACAACATCTAAGTATTTCCAATTACTTACAGTACCACTTGTATGTGTAGGTGCAGTACCACCTGCACTTATTGATGCAGTTGCTTCATAGATATATCCTGCGTTTCTTACAGTATCATATTGAACAAAACTTGCTGTGCTTGACCATGCAGGTGATTCATCAAAAATATAATCATTTACAAGATCTCCTAATTGATAACCTCTAGTGACTAATCTTAATCCTGCACCTGCAGTCACATAAGCAAAGAGATATAAAAGACCAGGTGAATCTACAGGAACTGTAAAACGCACTTCTCTTTGTGTGGTAGCAGTATTAAATAAACTCACATAAGTTTGATATGGTCTTTGTGAACCATCAATCCAATATTCTACTCCCTGTCCTGAAAAGAGATAATTTGTATCACCAACTAAACCTGCATGCCAACCATCATCTGTTGGAGATATGAAGATATGATTAGATGGAGCATTAGATGAATCTAATTGATTAAAGATATATGTTTTTCCTCTGTCTAAAGTTAAGAATGTAGGAGATGCTCCATCAAATAAAAATTTATTATTTGACATTGTCACAGCATAAGTCACTGTACCAGATGTAGTGACTACAGGTCTAGCACCTTGTAGCTCAGGAACTGTTCTCAGTCTATAACCTGACTTTTCTCTTGCAATAGTATTACCAATTTTTCCATAAGGTCCGTAAATAGGATAACCATCAAATGACATACCTATGATTCTAGAATGTCCATTTGCATATCTTGAATAATCTAATGTTCCTGCAGCAGCAGTTCCAAAAAATCCTTCAACATAATAGTTGTTCATATTTACTTCATCTTCTTCCTCAGCAGAGGTATCAAGAATCATATATCCTTCATCACCCATATATCCAGACATATATCTGTGATTAGCACAATAATAATATATTTTTTGTGTTTCATCCGCATTCATTATGAATATTGGTTGGAATGAAGCTTCATAATCTGCAGCGTATGCACCAGAAGAACCTGTGCTGTTGTAATATAATGTACCACCGTTTAGTGTGCCATCTGCAGTTGTAGAGAATCTCATAGGATGTGCACCAGAACCATGATCATGCTGATTTGTCATATCAGATTGATCCCATATAATTACATAATTCTTTTGTACTTTAATATTTTCTGGAGCGAAGTAATATACACCTGGTGTAAAAGCACCAAACTCATGTGCCTCTTCACCAAATTCAATATAGAAAATACCATTTGGGAATGTTATTGGTGCACCATTTATTTTAAATGAAAATCCATTAGATCCTAGACATAGATCATCTTGTGAAAAAGCATCTCCTGTGAGACTTCTTAAATATATTCTTACTACAACATTTTGACTATCTTTTACTATCTTTGAAATTATACCTCTACCTGTTCCACCAACTTCATCAACTATTCTACCAACTTCTACTTGTCCTAATGTTTCATCTACATTAGTGACATTAAACATCACATTATCAAATTCTACCTTAACTTTCCATGTGAATAATTCTTGATTACCCCATTCAAATACACCGTTGGCATCATCAAATTCATCTATAGTTTTACTTGTCTGATAATAATGTATATTATTATGAATTATAGTATCATTTGCACTGGTATTTTTTACATAGTCATATTTGACTGTATCAATAGCAAAGTTTATAGGTGCTCCACCAACGTTATTACCCCATTCTGGTGTATGTAAAAGACCACCATTTGCTAATATACCGAGTGATTTATTTCTTTGAAACTCTCTAGTACCTGGATTAGGAACATCTTTACCACCTCTGTATATAAAGGTTTGATTGAATGTTCTATCTACAAGATCTCCTGAACCACCAGGTTGCCTTTCATTAGCATAAACCTGTGATGGTTTAGGATGATTATCTGATACAATAGTTAATCTATCTGTTAACTTAGCTGGAGTTCCAGTAGTTCCAAATGTTGCAGTGGTAGCACTATTTGGATGAGATTGAAATATCCTTGTGAAATTAAAAGAATTTACGACATTAGGAGTTTCCTGTTCAGGAATAATTTGTACTCTTAATGGATCATAACCTAAACCTCTATCAAGAACACGAACGTGAATAATCTGTCCTGATTCTTCATCTATTATTGGATATAATATTGCTTCTCGTGTTGGAGTTCCACAACCAGTCACAGTGAGTCGTGGTGGGTCTGCCTGTGTATATCCAGATCCACCATTTACAACTCTTACCGCACGTACACCGAATACTTCGTCAAAAATAGGTTCAATGTCGGCACCAGTACCAGGAACGGTTCTTGCCATTTATTAACTCACTACGTTGATAGTTCCTTGCATTGCAGCATGGAGAGTACACTGATAATACAGCGTAGAAGGAGCGTCCAAAGGAACAGTCCAATATAATATAGTAGTTCCACTACCAGATTGACCAGTAGTATAAGGAGTACCAGTCAATCCTTGAGATGACTGAATCCTAAATGGGTGTCCACCACCCTCAACACTATTATCAAATGCATAAGTGAAACCTCTATGCACATATAATGTTGGGTCTCTAACTTCTCCTGAAAGACCAGGACCTGATATTAAGAAATCACTACTTGCATCTTCTACAGGTGCACCTATTTCATACCATATTATAGGACTTCTTGTGACCACCCACGAAGATCCATTATAGAATAATGAATCACCCTGAGTTATACCAGCTGTGTTGGTATCAGTTAAAGCTGCTAATGTAGTAGTTAAAGTACCAGAGAAGTTAACTGTGACTGTGTCTCCTGAAACTGCAGTGGTAATATTTGTTCCACCTGCGATTGTTAAGGTATCGGTCTGACTGTCAGCAGTCGTAGATCCTGAATCACCTGCAACCGTAGCAAACAAGTTAACAGAACTAACACCTGCGTTATCATCAGCAGGAACCCAGTTAGTTCCATTCCATTTTAGAGTTTGGTTTAAATTTGGTGCAGTAGTTGTGACATCAACGTTTGCAAGATCATTTATACCTGAGTATTCTGTTAAAAGTTTTGCTCTTGTATCTCCTACACCACCTGCAGTTATATTAATGTTTACATATGGATTATCATCACCATCTACTGTGAAAAAATATCCAGTATATGATGCTGCAGCAGGAGCAGCAGCAAGAGAAGCATATTCGTTTTTATATTTTACTGTCGTCGGTAAGTTGACTGAGCCATCACTGCCAGAGAAAGTGCTAGTAATGGTACCATGACCAATAGTAAGACTTCCAGTTCCGTTGGGAGCGATAGCAATGTTTCCATTACTTGAGGATACGATAGAATTTCCATTTACATTAAGGGCAGATGTAAGGTTTGAGTAATCAGAGGGGATAAAAGATGATCCATCATAACGTAATACCTGACCAGATGCAGGGTTAGTAGTATTTACTGTTAATGTTGTACCATTTCCTAAGGCAGTATATAATTCGTTAAAATTATCATTTATCTTGTCGCCACCAGCTCTCAGGGTATCACCTGTGTTATCGTTTGCTACTGTACCAAGATCTAGTGCTTGTTTTGCCATCTTTTTAGAGGTTTTTTGCTATAAGTTATTTATGTGATTATCTCAGGGTCTACTACTTCTTCACCATATTGACTTAAATCTGGTGCAGTCCAATCATCTGGAACTGAAGTTTCAACTGCGATGTCTGGATTTTGATATCCTGTACCTGTATTACTTAAGGTCACTCCACCAACACCAACCAGTGCTCTAATATTACCCTCAAAACCAGATATAGAGTCAACCCTTACAGTTGGTCTTGTAGTATATCCAGAACCACCACCAGTGACTTGTACCTGTTTAATAAATCCAGTTGTTAGTGCTGCAGTTGCAACTGCGTCTTGACCAAATACAGATCCAAGATAATCAAATGTAATTAATGAGTTGGAAGATTCAATAACAGCAACTGTTCTATCTTCAGTCTCACCCTGTATTCTAATATCATCACCTGGTTCTACAGGAGGTACAATCTCAGCAGCGTCTACGTCTGCTTCAGAACCAACGTATGAGAACGCAACGAATGTAGATCCTACACGAGGTATTTCTGAGAATATAATTCTAGAACCAACAATCTCAAAACCAATACCAGGTTCCTGTATAACACCATTCAATGAACAAATAATATTGTTCTCTGGTCTAATTGATGATGACTGTACACCATCGGTCAATGTCAATGAGTAGAACACCTCATTACGTTTCAAGTTGAATGACTGACGCAATGAATCAAACTCAAATGATATATCATCTAACTGTCTAAGTTTACCAACATAGAATCCTGTAAATGATGCTCCTAACTCAGGTGCTTCAGTAAATTGAATCTGATTAGAGAACGCTGTGTATGCGTTTGTAGCACCTGGTGGTTGTAGAATACCATTGATGAATATTAGTAGATGTCCTGCAGGATCTGGTAGATATGATGTACCATTATTCTGAGATAAATCAAAGGTTGTTTGAACACCATCAAATCCTTTGAATGATCTCTTAACACGTGCTTTAAGATCACCCTTAGCAGAGATTGCTGCTTTATAGTTATCAATACTCTTGATAGCATCATTGACATCAAATGTTCCTGCAACATCACTTAGATATACTCTCTTCAAAGTACCAACAGTTTTGACATCTTGAACAGTGGCAGAAGCAGAACCTGCAGTCACAACCTTAGTTGTAATATTTGCATAACCTTGTGGGAAACTTCCTACTCCATAATCACCAACTTGATCACCATTTGTTAATGTTCCTTGGAACTCTTGTGCGTAGATAAAGTTATTTGCAATATCTACACCAGTGATTATTGCATAAGTATTCAAATCTTGAGTACCATTAGCAATCTTATAAAGTCTATTACCAACTTGGAATGTAGCAAGACTGGATATGATACTAATACCAAATCTTACATTTCCAGTAGATGCAATCTTAGCACCAACTTTAAGTTCTAATCCATCATACTTAATAACATCAAGGAATTGTCTAGATGCCTCAGGATAAACAACAGAGTTAGTCTCAAATGTTCCATTTAAGGTTGCAGTATCAACAGTCAATGTACCACCAGTATTATCTGTGACAGCAGCTTCGTTCTTTAAGAAAGCTCCTGCAGGTTGTGCAGTATTTCCAGATGTATAACCTTTGAATGGAATGTTATCTACAAAATTACCTTGTAAGTCAATAATATGAAGACGACTCTCGATTGCACTTATTTGAGCAGTTGTAGAGTTATTTGCACCAACAACATTATCAGTAATTGCCCAAGGACCTGCAGTCACCTTAACATCAAGATACTTATAGTTTGCATCTTCAAAGAATCCGTAAACAACACCATTGATAGAAGCATTACCTTGTTTCTGTACAGTCTCGTTCATAGTATAAGGACCATCTGTTATATCACCATCAATTCTAAATCTTTGATATACCTGAACAACTTTACCTGAGTTTTCTGCGATAGATTCAAGTTCACCATATACATTACTTGATAAACCATACATGTAGTCGGCATTGTTTAATCCACCACCAAGAGCAACTGGTAGAGATCTTGTTCCATATAGTTTAGTAGGAACAGAAATACCATTCTGAGATGTAATTTGTGTATAGTAGGTTCCTGTCTTAATTTGATTTCTAATAATATCAATGTTAGATCTTACAATTCTACTCATTGATTTTGTATTATAATTTGCAGCTTCAGATGAATCATAGAACTTATAGAATCCTGCATTAGGTGAAGGTTCTGCAAGTGTATTATCAAGTGCTGCTTGCATGTATGTTTGAAGTGTGCTCAAGGCATATTGTTTAATGTTGTATTCATTATCTGAGAAGAATACTGTACCATCTCCAGACTGATAAGGATCAAGTGCACTCTTAGTAAGTTTAACACCCCATACGTAAATACCATCTGTACCATTACCTGCATAGTTTTGAGAACCAGATGCATTATTGATAATGATCTTATTCTGTAATGTTGCGAAACCAAAGGAGAATGTAGTTGTAATAAATGCTCTATACCAACCATTACCTAGAGGAACTACTCCTGCAGAATCATTACTCATACCACCCTGAGGTGTGAACACAGAACCAATAGTTCCTGTAGTTAAGTTAAGGTCAAAGAAGATTCTTTGTACAGCAGAGGTTCCTTCATCAAGTGACATTTGGAAACGAACTGATGTATATCCACCTGCCTTGATAAATGCTGAGAATGTAAATGTCTGATTTGCATCTGCAGAAATTGAACCAGTGTCAAATGACTCGTTAGTAGTGTCAAATTTAACTACACCAGAGTCGAAGGTTTCAAAAGCAGTCAGACTGAAATCTCTGTTAAGTGTATGAAGTGCAAGATTAGTGCTTGGTACAATTTTCTCAGAAGTAATTGTAAGATCGGGAGCAGCAATTGAGTTATTTGTAATGGTTGCTTCAGTTGCAGTCCAATCACTTGCTATTGCCTCTGGATTATTGAATAAGTTTGCACCTGCAATCTGACCAGTAATATTAGATGTTAATGTTCTAGCATGTGCAATAGTTTGTACATTTGTTGGTTTGTTATACCAGTCATAACCTGCAGCAACTGTATTGACTACACCTACTGCCTTGGATGTTCTACCAACAATAGTATTACCATTTGCCCATTGTGTTCCTACAAATGGAGCAACAACTAAGTATGTTGTATCTTCATTCCATTCTAATACTTTTGCATAAGCACCATTACTTGAATGTATTACTTCACCAACTGTATAATTTCCAATATTACTTGTTAATGTGATTTCGTATGCAGTTGTCTTATCTGTAAGATCAGTTGCAACAATATCATGAACCATATCATCAGTGATATTTGTAAGGAATTGATCGTATACCCACTGACCAGTACCAAATTGTGAGTTGACCTGATTAGTAATTTCTTCCTTATAATAGTTGTAGTTGAAAAGAATATGTTTAGCAGCACTTCTACCTGCAAGTTTAGCAGGTGATAAGAAGTTAACTGCAATTTTAATTAACTCTCTAAATCTCGTAATTACAGTAGAAATAGTAGTTGGTGATTCAGAATCTCTAATTGCAGTTTCATCAGTCTTTGTCGCAGCATATCCAGTTGGTAAAGTAAATCCACTATTGAAATCTTGAAGTATATTATTAAGTGCATACTCACCAATAACTCCAACTTGTTCTATAGCAAATATAAACGCAAGTAATTCATCTTCTATAGTTTGAATTTGTAAACTAGCATTGAGATATGTCTCCATAGCAGTTATTGTGCTATTTTGACCACCAGTTTGTAAGTCAGATATCATAGCAAGTAAGATATCTTTTAAATTATTTTGAACTACTATTTCTGTTCTTCCAGTACCAGGATAACTAAACGCAGTATAAGATACACCATTGAGAGTGTAGTTAAATTCTGATGATGTTAAACCAGTTGCTTCTTCTACAATATATTGTCTATTAAAGTATAATCTATCTCCACCGATATCAAAATCATTATCGGTAGGTGCAATCATGTCATTGATCGTCGTGATAAGAGCGTCAACCTCAGTCTTAACAGCATCAAAGTAAGTAGAAACGTTATTGCCAGTAATATCCCAGTCACCTGTAATAATATCATTTGTGTTGTCATAAGTTAAGTCTCCTGTAATTGCTTCTTTAATGTAAACTGCAAGACGATCATGAGCATATATTGACTGAACAACTTGTAAACGAACTCGTCTTATCTCATTATTATTTCCGAGATAGAAGTTTGCTGTCTCTACAATTTTTGCATTACCACCATTTTCAAGATCTTCAGCAATTGCTTGAACAATAGTTGTTAGATCAGTTTTCTTCTGTAATGTTCCTGCATCAGATAAACCATTATTATTTCCTGGTAAATCTAGTACTAGATCAGGATAACGTTGTAGCATATCATAAGTTGCCTTATCAACGATAACACTAGCATTTTGTCGAATTAGATATGCAGCATCTCTATATCTGTATTGTCCATCAATATCAATTTGATTTGTGTATATAATGTCAGAAGTTCCATCGTGATATGATACTGGGAATGGTACTTCTTTAAATCCATTTACTCTACCACCAATAAATTCAGCAGCAGGTGATACAGAAGTTACTGTAGCAAGATAATCTGTAGGAGATGCTAGTATAGCATTGTTTAATGTATCAGTTAATATTGTGACTAAGTTATTTTGAGTAGTAATAACATCAGAACAATCTGATAATGAATAGAATACCTTAGTGACAGCATTTGTTGCAGATGCAGTCCATGTATGTGTGTATTGATCATCTGCCTTAGATGCACCAACATTTATTGTAAATGTATTTGCATCATGTGCTGTTAGTGGTAGAACTTGTGCAGATGCAGGGTCAGTGGATCTTGGATATGTGTGAGTTGTAGCATTACCATCTTTAGTACATGTAAATGTCAGAGAGTTATCCGAAATAATTACAGAATCACCTGCAACATCAATTCCATTGGATGTAGCAGAAACAAACGTATGTGTATAATTACCACCTGTAGATACACCATTAGCAAGTCCAGATGCAAACTTATGTGTATAATTACCGCCAGTTTGAACAAGTGCTCTTTGAACTCCATTACTTGATGCAGATACAAATGTATGTGAGTAATTACCACCTGTTGTAATTGCGTCAGCAGTAGCAGAAACAAATATATGATTAGATGTATTTGTAGAAGGTGTGCTTGCTAAAGTTTGAACAGTGATTGTGTCATCAGTGACATCAGTGATTGTGACTGCAGTGTTATAGTTAGGATCAGTAGTTCTAGGATATGAATGGTCTGTAGCATAATCGTCTTGAGCACATCTGAATGTTATTGAGTTTGTTGCTATCTTAACTGCAGTTCCTCTTCTTAAATTATGACGACCTATTGTAAGTGTCATGAATCCAGTTGTAGGATTATAATCAGCATGTGTAGGTGTGAACTTTCTTAATGGAGATTTACCAACGTTGATACTTAGTTTGTTATAATCAACATTGAATACTTCCATCCACTTACCACTGATAGGATCAGTAGCACGAGGATATGCTTTATTAGAACTATTACCATCCATTGAGCAACTAAATGTCACTGCACCATCTGCCAATTTAATTCTTTCGTACTCTTTAATTTGATGTCCATGCTGTACAGCATTAGTTGATGCAGATACAAATGTATGAGCAGATAGATCTGATATTGGAGTTCCGTCTCCATTTACGTTGACTGTAATTGTAGTTGCAGTTTCATCAGTGACTGTTAGATCATAATTATACGCATAGTCATTACTGCTTGCTCTTGGATATGTCTTCTGAGCAGTATTACCATCTAATGTGCATGTAAATGTAATTGAGTTAGGTTGAATTCTGACTGTATCACCAACTTTTAAAGTGTGTGATCCAATAGTCAATACCATATCACCTGTAGTAGGATTGTATGTAGCGTTAGTTGGAGTAAAGTTGGTGGTTGCAAATGTCAATTCCATGACACCAGTTGTTGCATCATAAGTTGCACCATTAGGTGTGTACTGATGACTTACAACTCCAGATAATGTATGAGTTGTTGTGTTGGAAGGTGTATATCCATTAAGAACATTTATAGTGACAGAATTACTTGTAACAGCATCAATAGGAATTGCCTCAGCGACTGCAGGATCACCTTCTATAATTCCACCCTTAGTAGCAGATACAAATGTGTGAGTTGTTGTATTTGTAGAAGGAATCTTATCAAGTACTTGAACTGTAAATGTGGTTGTAGTTGGAACAGTTTCTACAAACAACCATCTATTACTTGCATAATCTGTAGATCTTGGGTATGGATGATTAGTTGCGTTATTATCTTCATTACATGTAAATGTGAGAGATAGATCTTGGAACATAATTGGAGTTCCTACTCTAAATCCATGAGCAGCAGCAGTTGTGACTGACATTATGCCAGTTACAGGATTATAAGATGTACCAGTTGTAGCAGTATGTCTATCTTGTTCAGATCTAGGATATAAATGTTCTGTAGCATTACTATCTTGTGTACATGTAAAGACTAGAGAATTAGGTGCTAACTTAATAGTTGAGTTTGCTTTACTTACACCACCAGATGTTGCACTTACAAATGTGTGAGCAGTGACGTTAGTAGAAGGAATATTATCTAAAACCTGTACATCAAATGTGTTTGTTGTGACATTGAAAATAGGAATCCACTTATTACTTACAGCATCAGTAGATCTTGGATAGTCATGGTTTGTAGCATTGTTATCTTGTGCACAAGTAAATCTCAATGAGTTATCTGCAATCTTAACTTTCTCACCATTAGAGAAGTTATGACCTGCAATAGTCAATGTCATGATACCT